ACCGAAGCGTAAGAGTTAGTTCCTGATAGTCCGAGTAGGTGTGGTGGCACATTGAAAGCGCGAGCCACATCTTCTACTGCCATTCTGCGGGAATCTAGGAACTGCGCCTGATCGTTAGGGACATTTGTTGGTCGGTAAGTTGCGCCACCAGATAGAACACCAGTCTTATGCGACTTGCGAAGACCCTTGTGCTTTGCGTCAAATGCTGCTGCCAAACCTTGCGACTGCTCGAAGGTTAGATCGTGCGGGTATTCAATAATTCCGCTGGTAGTTGCGCCATGACCAAAGAATCTAGCTGCGTAAGTTTCTAGTGCTTTAGCCAAGCCGAAGTTATCCTTGAGTGCGTCTACTCTGCTAACTCCGCGTAGGTGTCCTGGTCTAACAACATCAGGGATAAAGATTACTTCTTCGCTAGTTAGTGGATTACCCTCGCCTTGAACATTGAACATCAAACGACCTAGTCCGTTGCGCTTGATTTCAACTGTCTGCGGGTTCAGCACAACTAGGTTTACGATCTGATTGTTCTGGGTGTAAACACGAATAAAAGCGTTTCCGTCTAGAAGTAGGGACACAATAATAGATCCGTAGAAAGCTTCTTTAGTTGTATCTACATCTGGCTTTAGCACCCAAGCTGGTCTTGGTCTAAGCGCTCTGCGCTCGCCACCTTCACGAACATAAGCGTCAAGAGGCAAGGTTGAGATTGTGTCGCTGATTAGGCTGATTGCCGAGAAGACTGGGTTGATGTGGAAAGCGGTTTCGCTGTTGATAAGCGGTCCAGCTTGTGATCCTAGATCGAAGTCATCTCCCGAACCCCAAATAGTCTGGTAAGAGATTGCTCTCTTTTCAAATAGATTTCCAAGCATTACTTCTTCTCCAAACTAATTCCGAATACAATCGCCAAAGCACCAGCAACAACTAATCCTGCGGGTGGAAATACAAAGCTAACCCCAAGCGAAACTAGAGCTGCCCCAATAATTTGTATAGAACTTGCCATTGTTTATTCCTAAATGAAGAACTGCGGGATTGGTGGCAGTTCCTCTTTCTCATGAGTTGTTAGCGCTCTGTCTAGAGCTATAATACCAGCTACCGCTGCGTCAATCCTTCGCAAGCTGTGTCTGTGTTCCTTCACAATTCTCGGACCGTAGTTGTCAATCTTTACTGCTGCGTTGCTTAGGTGTCGCGCTAGTAATGGATTGCCGTCATGTTCTAGTTTACTTTCTGTCACATTCTCGTAGAACTTTTGACAAGCTGGAACCATTCGCCTTACCGAAGTCGATGGCCATTCAACAATCGGGACACCCTTCTCTTGAAGAACCGCCATAGATCTTTGCCAGCGGAAAGGGTCACACGCCACTTCCCTAGTCCTTGGATAATTCTGAACAAACTTGAGTATCTCGTTTTCTACATCCAGCGTATCCACGCGCCAATCATCGGTATCTTCTGGCTGCTTTTCCCACGCCTTCACCAAAAACAAATAAGGCTTTTCATCTTCATTCTTCGGGATTTGACAGCCTACGATGACAGTACAGTCTTGATTGAAAGATCCGTCAAAGCCTAGTATGTATTCAGCTTCGGGGTCTAGCTCTTTGCTAACAGCTAATGGCAACCAGCTGTCCGATGGCAGCCAAGCATTTTGAGAGCTTACCCATTGATTACAGCGCTTGGTTCTAAATTCAGCTTCGGGCGTCCGCCGAGCCATAGCTATAAAATCTTCCTCGGCGTTCAGATCCCCAAAAGCAGGATTAGCTTCACGCCATGTTTTTGGATCTTGGTATGGCGCTTCCGCTGGCGCTTCCCACCAAGCCATGAAGAAGCTAGGATCTTCGATTTCTTTCCGCGCTACGCGCTGACCATACTGATACAAGCTATACGCAGTTGAATCTTGCCCAGTGCTATCAGTCTTTACCCCAGCAGTAGTTATCGAAAGCAACATTGGCTCACGCCTAGCACCCATACCCAAAGCCATAACATCGAACAGTTCGCGGTTAGGGGTAGCGTGTAGCTCGTCAAATACTACGAAGGTGGGAGATAGACCTTCCTTTGAGAAAGCTTCCGCAGATAGAACTCGGTAGATCGAACCTGTGCTTACTACTTCTATCGCATCTCGGTAAAGCTTTGTCATTTCCATTAGGTCAGGATTATTTTCTACCATGCGCTTTGCGTCAGAGAACACGATACGAGCCTGTTCCTTTTCAGCAGCACAACTGTAAACTTCGCCACCATTGTCCCCTAAGTAAAGCGACCATAGAGCTAGGGAAGATCCGAGCGCACTTTTGCCATTCTTTCTAGGCATTCCTACAAGTCCAGTTCGGTGAAGCAGTTTCCCTTCTTCGTCTTCAGCAAATAGATCCTTGATAAGTTCCTTTTGCCAGTCGCGCAAAACTAGGGAATTACCTGCTCTACCAGCAATCGTGTCTTTAGTTTGTAGTCCGTATGCCTCTACGAAAGCCATAATCTGTTCGGCTCGGCTTGATTCGTGGTCAAATCTTTCGACTGGCGTAATCCAGCGCGGTGGATAACTACTCATTACGCATATTTCTAAGCTCGGCGATCTTGCTCAGTTTCTTTACTTCCGCCACGCCGAGGCGCGATCTATCCGCAGGAGTCAGTCCCAGCAGGGATAACTGGCTCTGGATTGCGCGATCTAAGTCCCTAAGCGCTCGGCGATCCCGCGCTTGCCCTTCGGTCATAACCTTTACGCGCAAGTTCCAGCGCTCGTCTATCATCTCGGCAGTCATTAGCATGGCTTCGTAATCGGTGCTTGAACTTATCCAAGTCGATCCCATTTGCCAAACACGATCCCAGAATTGCTTACCGTGTGAGCCGAGAGGTCTGCTAGTTTCTGGTGTTTGAGTTATCTGAGGTAAAGCAACAATGGTCTTCTCGTCAGGCAACGCGCGTTTTCCAGGATTGCCGAGCGCACGCTTGACTTCCGCTGGTTTGGGTGGTCTGCCTGTTCGCATGATTAGTCCTAGAACAGTTTCTTAGTCCAAGTTTCAGGAGTCTTCTCGTTTACAATCTCTACTGGCAAATGATAAGAGAACTCTCGCGCACCTTGTTCTTTGATCCAATCCACTAATCTGGTCAAACCAGTCCTTAGATCTACTGATGTTTTATAGTTCAAGATTCTTCTAGCCTTATCAGAAGAACACAAGGCGATCTTTACTTCTTGCGGTCTGCCTGTTTTGTAGATCGGGTCTAGATCGAAACCCATAATGTCTGCCAGAGTTGTGGCTAGATCGTTGATGGTTATGTGTTCTTCGTCAGGACCGATGTTGATTACCTGACTTACTGCTTCGGGGCTATTACACGCGACCCATAGTGGCTCGACAACATCTTCAATAAAGCTAAAGCAACGCTGCTGTGTGCCATCTCCGTAGATGATTGGCTGCTTGCCCGACAGCATTCTATTGACCATGATTGACGCGACATTACGGAATGGGTCATCGAACTTCTGGCGCGGACCGATGATGTTATGCGGAACCAAAATGATCCAGTCTAGGTTGTGAACCTCGCATAGATTACGGACTAGCTTCTCGCTGGCTAACTTTGCGATGCCGTAAGGATCTTGTGGTCTAGCTTCGTCAGTTTCGTCAAATAACTTTCCGCCGTGATCTCCGTAGCGAGCCATAGAACTTAGGTATACGAACTTCTTAGCCTTCGCGCGTATCGCAGCGGTTAGGGTGTTTACTGTGGCTTGGGTAGTGTTTGCGACAACAAGGCTAGGACTAAATACGCTGAGTCCTTCGTAAGCAGTACAAGCAGCGTGAATAACTAATTCGCTATTCTCGAATGCTGGGTTGAGCGCGTCTAGATCCGTTGAAAGATCTAGGTTATGAAACTCAATACCTGCTGGCACATTGGTTTCGTAGCCACCGATTAGGTTGTCAATACCGACTACCTCATGACCTTCGTTGGCAAACTTCTCTGCGAGGTGCGAGCCTAGAAAGCCAGCTACTCCTGTGATTACAACTTTCATCTAAATAGATCCCTTTTCTAGTCTTGCGTGAGTTATGTTCTTCATTCTTAGGTTTATTACATCCCCAGCTTTGTAATATACCGAACAAAGATCTGGATACGCGTTAGCAATAGCTCTTAGGTGGATTTCGTGTTCTGTCTTTCTATCGGTTCCGCGAAGCGCTAGTTCGTCAGACATACCGCCCTTGGCAAACAATTTGCTAACAGGCGCGATCCATTCGATACGAACTAAGGAGCCATTAGTGATAAAGCTACTGATGGAGTTTTCCCAGTCTTCGCCACTCGGATTCTCCAAAACACGCTCGCCCATAACAGAAGGATTACCTGCGTAATCTCCGTAGATCGTGCCGTAAATTAGACGCAAGCCGATAGTGATGGAGTCTTTCATAAAGTAGCCGTTAGCGACTGGGTTGATTCCCCACATCTTGGCTCCGACTTTCTCGCTCACGCGGAAGCCTAGATCTACCAGCTCGTCAATCGTGCCAGTATATTGAATCATTTTCTCGCCGTCTTTTTGCTTCAGCGAGTAAACATCATCGAGAACATTGAACAGCCGTGTGCCAATGTCGTAGTAGTTGTGGTAGAAACGCTTGGCGTTGAGCAACCCTAGTTCGGCTACAACGATCTCGTATTTCTTGTCAATAGCTGCGCGATACTGCTGATACTGATCGTCATTTGCCACAAAAATAGTGATGCGCTTAGGATCGGTGTCGTGTCTTTCCAGCATTGGCAAAGTTGCTTTTTGTAAAACTTCTATGCGGTTGTAGCTAGGAATTGGTATTTGGTAATCTAACATTTTCTCTCTTTTAGTTTGGTGCTAGTCGTTGATTATTCTAGTATCTCCGTTAGATCTTCCGTTCGGTATCTTAGCCATCGCACCTTCAACTGAGGTATCTGTCATGCCTTCTTCGCGACCCTGTCGGCGAGCGCGAGCCTCACCAATTTCAACTGCGTAGGTGTGGCAGTCTTTCATTCCGCGCTTGGCATAGAACACGATTGAATAGCGGTATCCGTCTTTGGCGCGTGGGGACATTGGTGTGACACCGTGAACATAGGCGTAGCCATTGAACCAAAGCGCCCAGCCATCTCGGCAGTTGATAGTGATTCCGTATTCTGGCATATGTAGGTTTCCGCCGTCCATGCCCCTGCGAACAACAGGCATAGCTGACCAAGTATCGAAGTTAGATCCATCGCGGTGATAAGGCAAAGCAGAAGACTGGTTGATTACGCCAGAAGTCCAAAGCGCGTCTTCGGTCATGCGCCATTCTGGCAATACCTGTTCTAGTTCGTTCATGTCGTGTTCAAATACTTCTGGCAACTCATCGCGTAGGTAATCGCCAAGAACCTTTGCGGTTTCGTTTAGGGTAATGCTGGCTTCTGGTGATTCCCAAGCCAACGAAGTTGGTGTACAGGCTTCGCGCTGAAGAACTGCGGATCGGTTAGTAAAGCCAAAAGTTCTAGATACATTTCTAGTTCCGCTGGCGCGAAGGGTCGTTGAGTAGTTTGTGTCTAGCACAGCTTTGCGTAGTGGCGTAATAGAAGCTGGGTACGGTGCGTAAACCAAAATAGCTTCGCCAGTTTCTCTGTCGCGATAGATCCCAGCTTCGTTCACATTAGGTTCTAGCGCTTCTACTTTTGCGCCAACAACTTCGTCAGCTTGTTCTTTGTTTAGAACTCGGTCAATCAAAAATTCAGGTAGTTTGCTCATTCTTCAATTCTTTCTCAATAAGAGCTTGAACAGTTTCCGCGTTGTCTTTAGTCCCAAGTTTGTTCGCAGCTTGTTTTAGGTTCTCTACCATTTTACCGTAGTCATCGTTCGGGTAATAAAGGATAATTGCGCGGACAGCTCGGTTCGCGTATCGTTCTAGAAACTCTGCGTAGGTTGCGTCTTTCTTTACTTTGGTTTCAGAATCAACTGATGTGGTTCCGCCGTCAGCGTCGCGCAATCCACCATCTTGTATCGCAATCGCGGGTGCGGTCATTTGGTGTTCGTCTAGTAGTGCGCGGAAGTCTTCAACATCTGACTCCTTGAAACCGACACTCTCAATCGAATCGAGTCCGATCTCATCAAGCGCATAGACAAGTTCTTCAATGTCCCATTCGCCTAGCTGACCAATGCGGTTATCGGCAACACCATAAGCGATTGCGGTTTCAGGGTCATCATCGACAAACACAACTGCCATCTCCGACCAGCCCAAAGCTTGCGCTGCTAAGAACTGATGGTTTCCTGCGATGATCTCGCCTGTCTTGCGATCTGCGACAATCGGTTTGCGCTGACCAAAGCGCTCGTAAGACTTTTTGATGGACTCAACATCGCCTTTGCGTGGGTTGTGCTTGGCTGGTTTGAGCTTGCTCATGGGTTGGATTAGGGGTTTGAGGTCTTTGGCGATCTCGGACATTTTTGCTTCCTCTCTAAGTCGTGATTCCAGACTACACCAGAACCCCAAAAAAACTCTGAGTTTCGCGGGAATACACACAAGGCTAAAGGTTGGGGGGTTTAGAGGAAGAGTCCGCTAAGGTTCTGACCCGCCCCGCCGTAAAGCGTAGGGGGGTTAGGTCGCTAGAGGCGAGTCACCACGAGAGCTGTTGCAGGACCGATGGGCT